TGAAAAAGTTACAAATTATATGATATTGACAGATCATATTAGCACAGCAGTCGGAAGATTTAAAGATAACTCCGAAAAAGCGTTGAGGGAGTGTGAGGAGAATGTATAAAACAATCAGGCTATGTGATTTTTGCGGAAAAGAAATGCCACCTATTGAAGACAGCGAACTATTATTAAGTGCAACACAGGAATGGGATTTGCACGGTTGGAGCATTTGTGAAACTTGTGCGTTGAAATTGGATAATGCGTTTTTAAAATTTAAAAATCAAGTGTTTAGTTCGATGATTGGAGCGTGAGGAGAAATGAGTTATTCGGAAAAACCAAACAGGTATGAACTAAAACCCTGTCCGTTTTGCGGCGGGAAAGCGAAGATTAACAAAATTGAACAAGGGCGGCTGTATGAAGTTGAATGTCAAGATTGTTATGCTAATGTGTACGATGATACGATTGATGATGTAGTCGAATACTGGAACAGGAGGGTTCAAAATGCGTGAAATTTTGTTTAGAGGGAAAACAGTAAAAGAAGAATGGGTATATGGTCTATTATCCCATGTCGGTAATGCGTGGTATATTTCCAACAAAGCGGGTACACCGCTAGCGTACGAAGTTATTCCGTCTACTGTCGGGCAGTACACAGGATTAACCGACAAGAACGGCACAGATTATTTTTTAGGGGATATAGTTAGCTGGAATAATGAAATCGGAGTAGTAAAATATGGCGACTTTAATCCAAGATATTACGCCAAAGACATATATCATTCATGCAAAATCAAAGGAGTTTTTGTAGAAACCGTTGACGGTAAACAGTTGGTTTTACCAACAAAAAGCCGTGCTAAAATTATCGGCAACATCTATGACAATCCCGATATTTTATCGAATTATTTGGCACAGGGTTATAAAGTCGTAACGGTAAATAAAATAGCGGATAAAACCTGCGAAAATTTAGAGTATATTTTAGAATTAGATGATAAATTGAAAAGAACGGACGGTGATTAGATGTTTCAGGCGTACATACGAGTTTTGAAAGAGAAGCAAAAGAAAGGTGATTAAATGAGCAAAAAATACACTACCCTTCCAAAACAATTTCACTATTCCAAAAATGCAGATGTAAAATGCCCGTTTTTTATAAGTCGGGGAGAGCTTACAATACATTGTGAATCGGCAGTCAAAGACGGATATCACAATATAACAACGTTTGACGAAAAATCAAAATGCAACGAACACAGAAAACGGTTTTGTGCAAGGGAATATGCAGATTGCCCGATATATGATTTGATTATGCGGAAAGCCAAGGATTAGTCTTTGGTTTTTTCTTTTTAGGGAATAAATGGGTAGTAATAATTAAATATCTATGCAAAAATAAAAAGAAAAGCGGAGGTGAGCGCAACGGCAAAAGGAAAATATCATAGGTGGCTTGAGCCGGAGGGGCTTACTTTGCTTACAGGCTGGGCGAGAGACGGATTGATCGATGAGCAGATAGCTCATAACATGGGAATAAATAAAGCAACGCTATATGATTGGAAAAAGAAATACCCTGACATTTCTGACGCCCTAAAAGAGGGAAAAGAAGTTGTTGATATACAAGTCGAAAATGCTTTACTCAAAAATGCGTTGAACGGAAATATCACGGCACAAATATTTTGGCTGAAAAACCGCCGTCCTGATAAGTGGCGTGAAAAGCGTGAGGTTGAAGTCAGCCCTAACGACAAGACTGTAAATGTTGTGGTACTGCCGGAGGTCGATAACAATGCAGACTAATATAATATGGCAGCCGCAGCCGAAGCAGGCGGAGTTTATGAAACGACCTGAGTTCGAAGCGCTTTACGGCGGTGCAGCAGGCGGCGGAAAGAGCGATGCACTGCTTGCAGAAGCATTAAGGCAGGTGAACATCAAAAACTACCGTGCGCTGCTGCTAAGAAAGACATATCCGCAGCTAAGAGAGCTTATAGACCGCTCCCGTGTGATATACGGCTTGGTATCACCTTACGCCAAATACAATGACACAAAACACGAGTGGGTTTTTCCGAGCGGTGCAAAGATAATCTTCGGCAGTCTTAACCACGAATCGGACAGGTTCAACTATCAGGGACATCAATACGCTTTCATCGGGTTTGACGAGCTTACGCATTTTACATATGACGAATATATGTATTTGCATTCCCGGTGCAGATGTGCGGACTCGAATATCAGATGCTACATACGGGCAACGGCAAACCCCGGCGGAATAGGGCACGGCTGGGTGAAGGCACGGTTTATAACTGCCGCAAAGCCTCTTGAAACGATAACGGAAACGGTCAATGTTGTGGGTTGGGGAGAGGTCAAGAGAAGCCGTGTGTTTGTACCGAGTACGGTTTTTGACAATCAGGAATTATTAAAAAACGACCCGAATTATATTGCTAACTTGGCTTCATTACCTGAGGCGGAGAGAAATGCGCTTTTATACGGCAACTGGGACAGCTTTTCGGGACAAGTATTTTCAGAATGGCGAAACGATCCTGCACATTACGCTGACGGCAAATATACCCACGTTATAAATCCGTTTAGGATACCGTCCTATTGGGTGATTTTGAGGTGTTTCGACCACGGTTATACCAAACCGTATGCGTGCGAATATATAGCAATTGATACGGACGGAAAAATGTATATCTGCGGTGAGGTGTATGGCGGTGACAACAACATAGGTGTAAAACAAAATCCCACGGGAATTGCAAAAACCATATATGACTATGAAAAATCAATGTTTCCGAATAACAATATAATCGGGGTTGCCGATCCGGCTATTTTCGATCGCTCGAGGGGTGACAGCGTAGCGGATATGATGTCAAAAAGACCGTATTTATTGCAGTTTGACAAAGGCGATAACAACCGTCTTCCGGGCAAAATGCAGTATCACTACAGGTTTGCTTTTGACGATAACGGTGACTGCTTATTACAGGTCTTTAACACCTGCAAGCATTTTATACGAACTATCCCCGATTTGGTGTATTCGGACAAGCGCCCCGAGGATATAGATACAGACGGAGAGGATCATATTTACGATGCGGTGAGATACGGTTTAATGACACGGGCGGTTACTCCAAGACCTAAACCTATAGACAAATTCGAGAGGTTTGACCCTCTTGATTTACATAAGAAAGGATAGATATTATGCCAAAGAAAAAGCAAGATAAACCGATCAACGAAGAGCTTGACGAGGTGTTGACAAAAGAAGTGCCGAACATCGATTCAGACACCCTTTTTAAGCGCCACAAAAACACTATAGGCGCAGAAGGCAAAATAGGTGATGAGTATGCTCAAAAAGGATATGAGCTTTTAAACGAGTACAAAAATCAGCTTAAAAGCGAAAAGGCGAGAATAATCGAAAATGAAAAGTGGTATCGGCTTCAAAACTGGCGTGTTATCGGACGTGACGAGCATGCAAGCACAGAGCAAAAAAGCACATCTGCGTGGACGCTTAACGCCATTGCAAACAAGCATGCCGATGCTATGGATAATTACCCCTCGCCGAACGTCCTTCCCAGAGAAAGCTCGGACGAGACAGCTGCCAAAATGTTATCGGAAATTATCCCTTGCATTTTGGACAGGAGGGATTACGAGGAGACCTACTCTGATCTATGGTGGTATAAGCTCAAACAGGGAACGTGCGTTACGAAGATATTTTGGAATCCCGACCTTGAAAACGGTTTGGGGGACATAGACATCAAAAAGGTTGACCTTTTGTCTTTGTACTTTGAGGCAACCGTAAACGATATACAGGACAGCACAAATATCTTTGAAACATCTCTTGTCGCAAAGGACGTTTTGGAGGAGCAGTATCCGTTTGTAAAAGAGCATTTGGACACGACAAAGGAGCTTTCGGACTTAAAGGAATATGACAGCATAAACGGTGTGAAGTATAGCCGTATGGACGATAAAGTTGTGGTAATAGATTGGTATTACAAAAAACGCTCGGGCAGCAAAACTGTTGTGCATTACATAAAATTCGTTAAGGGCTGTATCCTGTATGCGTCGGAAAACGATCAGCAATACAAAGACAGTGGATTTTATGAAAGCGGTCTTTATCCTTATGATTTTGACCGTATGTACATACAGGAAAGCTCTCCTCTCGGCTTCGGTTGTATCGATATTTGCCGCTCACCGCAGGAATATATCGACCGCCTTAATGATGTGATACTTAAAAACGCTCTCGTAACCTCACGACCGAGATATTTTGTCAGAGAAAATGCAGGGGTTAATATCGAGGAATTTACGGACGCATCAAAGGACATTGTGCATTATACAGGCAATCTTGATGATATACAGCAGATAACAGCAAACTCCCTTCCCCCGATTTACGCCACGATCTTAAACAATAAAATAGACGAGCTTAAAGAAACTGTCGGCAACCGTGATTTTTCTCAGGGCGGAACGACAAGCGGAGTAACGGCGGCATCTGCCATAGCTTCACTTATGGAGGCAGGAAGCAAGCTGAGCCGTGACAATATAAAATCCTCTTACCGCAGCTTTACGAGGACTTGTCACAAAATAATTGAGCTTATCAGGCAGTTTTACGATATTGAGCGCTGCTTCAGAATAACGGGTGATGACGGCAAGAACGAGTATGTAACATTCCAAAGCTCTATGATAGGCGCAGAACAGAGAACGGTGGGCAACGAGATATTTGAGCGTGTTCCGATCTTTGATATAAAGGTCTCCGCGCAAAAGTCAAATCCTTTCAGCGTTGTTTCTCAAAACGAGCTTGCATTGCAGTTTTATCAGCTTGGATTTTTCAATCCTCAAATGGTTGATCAGTCGCTTGCTTGTGTTGATATGCTTGAGTTTGAGGGCAAGAGCAAAATTGTTCAAAAGATACAGCAAAATGGGACTATGTACACTCAGCTTCAGCAGGCTATGCAGACTATAGCAATGCTCCAGCAGCAGCTTACAGGTCAGGCGCAGACTGTACCACAGGCAGGACAGCAGGTGGGACAACCGATGCCGCAGGGAGGTTCGGAAAACTTGAGACAGCTTGAAAACAATTCGCTTGGCAGAGCGGTAAGCGACAGCAAAAACGCACGGGTAAACAGGGCAAAGGAGTCAGCACAGAAAGCGGCAACGCCAAAGGCATAAGGAGAATTTATGACAGGAATAAAGCTTGATATAAACGGTGAGAAAGTGTCGGCTGAAATAAGCGGACATTCCGGATACGGCGAATGCGGAAATGACATTGTCTGTGCAGCTATATCGGCTTTGGCGTTCACCTTGCGGTCCGTTTTTTGCGACAATACCACGAACGGCAATGCTTATCTTTATGATGAACGGGTAGACGACGGATATATGGGATTTGACATGACAGTTCTTAAAAACCGTGAGCTTGTTATAGCACAGTTAAAGGCGGTTTTCAAAGGTTTTGAGCTGCTTGAGGAAAATTATCCCGAAAATATCAAAACCGTGATTATAAACGCCGACAGGACGGGTAAACAAGTGTAAAATAAAATTAATCGCAAAACGGGGAATAAGTCGGTTTAACTATTCGGATTATTTCTTTATACTTGTGACAATGACACGCCGGAAAGACGGCAGAAAGGACTCTTTTTATGGAAACAACTGAAAAACTGCGGTTTTGCTTGCAGTACTTTGCCGAATCCGGAACATCGGCAGGGGCAGCAGGTGACGGAGCAGCCGCAGAAAACGGCGTAAATGAAGCGGACATCGCCGGGTCTGCAAGAAACGGAGATTACGGAGATTTGTTTTTATCATCTGACGAGGTGGAAGAAAATAATGACATCGTAGACTCAGAGGAAGCTTCGTTCTCATCGCAAGAAAGGGAAGAAACCTTTGACGACCTGATAGGCAAAAACGGAAGATTTCGTGAAGAGTACGAAAAACGCACTCAAAAGCTTATCCAAGATCGCTTGAAGTCAAGCAAGGGTGCAGAACAAAAGCTCAGCCAAGTGCAAAAGGCACTGGATTTGCTGAGCGTTCGGTATGGAGTTGATAAAAACGACATATCGGCAATTACCGACGCTGTTTTGGGCGACAACGATTTGCTTGAGAGCAAAGCTAACGAAATGGGAATGGATTTGTCTGCTTACAGAGAGTTTATCAAAACTCAGGCGGAAAACGAACGGCTTCACAATGAGATCAAGTCATTTAATTTGCAGGAGCAAAGCAAGCAAATACAAAATAGGTGGGTAGGAGAGGCAAAGCAAATGCAGGAGAAATATCCGAATTTTGATTTGCAAAATGAGATTGATACCAATGCTGAGTTTGCGGATCTGCTTACAAAGGGACTAGGCGTTGAAAAAGCGTATTCGATCACTCATCTTGACGAAATTCTAAGTAGCGTCAAAAATCAAACGGCGAGCGCTGCTAAGCAAGCCACGATCAACGACATACGAGCTAAGGGCTTGCGCCCAAGAGAAAATTCAGGTAACGGAGTTTCTTCTTTGAAGATTGCAAAATCGGTAAATGATCTTACCGATGAAGATCTTGACAAAATAAGGGAATTGACACGAAAAGGAGTGGAAATAACATTGTAGCTCCTTTTCAGAAAAGAAAGGAAGATAATAATGTTAAAGACAAAATTTAATTTACAGTTTTTTGCAGACCCTTCTGCTGCGAATACAACATCCAGCCCTAAGCTTAAGGCTGAGATAAAGCAGTATTACGAAAAGGAGCTGCTTAAAAACTTCAAGCCGAATCTTGTGCATCTACAGTTTGGTGACAGAAAGCCAATGCCGCAAGGCAACGGCAAGAAGGTGGAATTTCGTAAGATCGTTCCGCTTTCAAAGAGTACTACTCCTCTTACAGAAGGTGTTACACCGGAAGCTATCGAAATGGCTTTCTCAAGCCTTGAGGCAGAGCTTAAGCAGTACGGAGGATTCACAAATTACACTGACGTTTTGAAATTTGCGTCGATCGACCCGGTTATTTCAACCTACAATGAGGAGCTTGCTTCTCAGGGTTCGCTTACTATGGACAGCGTATGCCGTGATGTACTCAACACGACCACTAATGTCATGTACTGCTCAAGGGAAGCCGCAGACGGCACAGAAACGGCTGTTACAACTGTAGCAGGCATTGATTCAACTTGTGTATTTGATCTCAAGGAGGTTTTCAAAGCAGCTAACATTCTTAAGCGCAGAAATGCAAAGAAGATAGGCGACAGCTTTGTATGTATTGCACACCCTGATGTTATCACAGCGCTTATGATCGCTAATATCGGCAAGGGCTGGATCGATGTAAACAAGTACTCAAACGCCGAAAAGATCTTTAACGGCGAAGTCGGAAAGCTTGGAGGCTTGAGATTTGTCGAAACAAGCGAAGCAAAGATCGAAGAGGTCGACGGCAAGGTAGTTTATAACACTCTTGTTATCGGCTCGAAGGCTTACGGAGTTATCGACCCCGAAGGCATGGGCATGGAGAGCATTGTCAAAGATTTGGGAGAAACAGGCTTTGATCCACTCAATCAGAGAGGTACTATCGGTTGGAAGGCAATGCAGGCTACTTGCATTCTCAATCCTGAGTATCTTTTAAAAGTCGTCAGCTCGACAGACGTTGTAACAGGAGCTACGGCAAACTAAGATTTTGACGGTCTTCCCCGGCGTTTATCCTCCTATCGTACGGGGAAGACAAAATAAAAAAGAAATGGAGAATATTTATGGCAGACAAGAAAACATTTGATATTTTTATACCAAAGGACCCTTACGATAAGGCTAAAAAGCAGACTTTATATGCTGCGGTAAACGGAGAGGGCTACTATTTTGAGCGTGGAAAGACTCATAAGGTGTCAAAGCCATTTTATGATGTTATTTCATCTTCGTTGGCAGCTCAGGCAAAGGTCGATGAAAGGATTTTGGAGCTTGAAAATATCAAGATGTAGGAAAACAGGAGGGCGGCTTAGTGTCGCCCTTTTTTAATATGAAGGGAGCAAAAGCCAATGACTGTAGGAGAGGTAATTGAGAAGGCAGATGGGCTTAAACAAAACGACTATACAATAGAAGAAAAAATAGAGTGGATAAACAGGCTTGAAAGCAAGGTCATACATGAGGTTATATACATTCATGTAAGGCACAGGGAAAAATCACCGTCGGTAATAATTGAACTTAAGGACGGCGAAAACAGCACTATTGAGCTTGGGGTAAATAGTGAGCTTTCAAATAGGCTGATAGGTACAATGTACTCAGATGTAGCATTGAGTGATGAGGACCTTGAAAAATCACTTATTATTCCTCATTTGATTCGTGAAATAGATAGTTATTTGGAGCGCCATAACAGCAGATATACGCTTGAAGGTGTGTTTACTGAATCGGCTTTAAATGACTTATATATAGATTACATACATATGCAGATAGATTACTATAACGGAGAAGTAGACAGGTACAACAATTCAGCGACACGTTTTAACAACGCTTACGAGGAATTCAAAAAGTATTACACAAGCATTGTACCTCACCCACCGACACCGAATTTCAGGAGGTATTAAAATGGCAGAAAGCTATATGGGAAGTATAAGCAAGGGTGCGATCACAATAGGCAGTTTTTTAGGAATTAATACGCTTCCCGGATGCGGTGTAAATGAGTTTAAGAAAATGCAAAACATGACCACAGACTATTATCCCGTTATGTCAACAAGACCAAAAAGACACAGGGTAGAAACACAGATAGGCAGCTCTCAGCAGAGCACGAGTGTAACAGACATAAAGAAGTACGTCGCCACTACACATGGCAATACAGGTATGTTCAGACTGCACTGCAACTTTAAAGCCGATCAGATCGAAATGATCAAGGGTGTAGGAACGGTTTGCTGTTATTTGAAGCGCAAGTGTGAGAATGAATACAGCTGTAAATGCTACGGCTATATGGGAGACTCGGACGAAGCATTTTTTATCAATTTCAGCAATCATACGGAATTTGATAATGCGAGGAAAGCTCTGAAGCTTGAAAAAACAACTACAGGCGCAGCAGTAGAGATCGCAGACAAAGATAATTATCTCGAAGCGGAGTTCTTTACAGTATCCATACAGAGCAATATCGTTTATCAGGACGGGTATTTTTACTATGTGAAAAACACATCTCTGGTACGCAAAAGGCCTGACAGCACGGAAGAAGTACTGATAGAGGATATGTTTTACGGCGAGTGCAGGGTGCATTTGTCGGGAACGGCGGTTGTTGTATCTCCGCACATGGCGGTTTATTACCTCGCAACAGGAATTATTCGTGCCGACGGCTACGGCTATCCGTTTTGCCTGAGCGATGTAACAATAAGCCGTCCGTTGACATCGAGGCCTACATATCAGATCATCATCAAAAACTCACACAAAATAGCCGAGGGCGACGATAATAATATAGACTTTACGTTTGTGACGAAGGAAGGAAAAATATACAGCGATATGGGGCTGTACGCTGACATGGACGCAGACGGCAATCTGGTGTCAAGCTGGATAGAGATTCTAGACAGCGAGGTCACTACAGACATTGCAAAGAAGCAAAAGAAATTTGCTGACGATTGCCTTGAATATTACGGCGGCGGCAGCTCGGCTACTAACAACAGAGGCTGGTTAAAAGAAGGTCTTTTCAGCGAGACCGACCCGATAGGATATATCGAGGGATATACTCCCGAGGTTGGCTTTAACCCAAAGTTTTCAATATTTTACAACAACAGAATGTTTGCCTGTAATGCTGAGGGAAACTGCGTCCACTCTTCTGTTATCGGCAAGCCGTATGATTTTACAACACTTGAGGACGGAGAGGCTTCCGCAGACTGGATAGAGGTAGTATCGGCAGGGCAGTTTACGGGTATTGCCGCATTCGGAGGCTATGTTTACTACTTCAAGGAGCATTGCGTTCACAAGCTTTACGGCAGCTCTCCGACCGACTGGCAGCTTGTAATGCTCCCTGTAAACGGAGTTGAGGAGGGCGCCGACAAGTCGGTAGCAGTCGAGAACGATGTCTGCATATACAAATCGACTGACGGGTTTTATCTGTTTGACGGTACGAAATCTTATAAAATATCGGGGAATTTGGGCAGAAATACGGTACTTCCCGATGAGTGTGAGAAAAGCCTGAGTTACATCGAATACTCTTCCTGCATATTCAAGGGCAAATACTATTGCAGCGCATACGACCGTATTGAGAAAAAGTACACCCTTTACACCTACGACACGAGCACGGGACTGTGGTGCGCCGAAGAGCTGAACACAGGTAACGGCTTTTATGAGCTTATGAGAACGAGCAGAGATGTTTACGGGATAAAATCGGATGACAGCGGAACAAGCCTCGTTTCTCTTTGTTCGGGCGGAGAGTTTTCAATGGATAACCGTTACGAAACAAGCTTTGATTGGCGCGTTGAAAGCGGAGATATGACACTCGGGTATGCAAACAATAAATACATATCCAAAATTCAAATAAGAGCTGAAGGGGAAGCAGGTACTGAAATCCATGTGAAAATAATTGCCGACAGAAAAGAAAATAAATCGGTGGAATTTGAGTTTTATCCCGATACTCTTGATAGCTATTCTTATTCGCCGAAGCCCATAAGATGCGACAATTTCAGGGTACTTCTCAGCGGCACGGGACAGGCGAAGATATACAGCATAACGCTGACAGTTTCGGAGGGAAGTGAAATAAGATGACAACTCAGAATCATTCTGATAATAAGCAATACGAACAACTCGAAAGGTATATAAAAAACACTATCTACGACATATTGAAAAATATGGAAATCTTAAGAAAGCGTGTTATTACGCTTGAAAACAGAGTAAAAGAACTGGAGGGTAAAAATTAAAATGGCAACACAAAAAACCAAAACAGCGGATAAGGTGTCAACAAGCCTTACGTCTAACAGTGATATATCGGCAATTACAGCTAAAAAGGACGCAGCAGAATATAGCTACAAAAACGCTCAGTATAAGCCGAGTGATGAGACACAGGCATACAAAAAGGCGTTGGAGGGTATGGGCAATTATCAGTCGCAGTACAGCACACAGATAAACGATACTCTTGCAAATCTACAAAAGGGTTATGACATGAATAATGACCCGACCTTTAAGCAGTATCAAGACATTTACACGAGAAATGCCGAAGAAGCTAGCCGTGATATTGTTGCAAGGCAGGCAGCTTTAAACGGGGGAGCTGCTTCTTCAATGTCACAGAGGCAGGCTAATCAAGCTTATAACAACACTATGCAGGGGCTTTATGATCTAGTTCCGCAGCTTTCTCAGCAATGGACAAACAATCAGCAGGCTCTTTTGTCGGCGTATCAAAACCAAGACCAGCTCGATTACACAAAGTATACCGACAACAGAACATTTTATCAGAATATGTACTTGGCAGCTCAGGACAGGGATATGGACCTTTACAACACTGAGCTTCAGAAAATGTACAATACTATCGCTATGTATCAGACTGATGTTGATACAGCTTTGTCTTATAAGGAATGGACTACGGAGTTTAACAGACAGGTAGAGCAGGACGGAATAAGCAACGCTATAGCGTGGGCGCAGCAAAATCTTGATGAAGCAAAGCTTAAGGAAGAACAACGTCAATATAATACGAATCTCGCAGAGAATCAGAGACAGTTTAACGCAAATCTTGCGGAGGAGCAAAGGCAGTATAATTCTACACTTGCGGAAAATAAGAGGCAAAATGAATTTAACAACAACTTATCACTTGCCGAGCTTGCTGCAAAGGCGGCTGAAACGGCAAATGAAGAAATTACTCCTGCAACCTCAAATGAAATGAACGATTATAAATTATATTTAGATCGTCTTTGGCAAGACGCTGTAAATAGCTCCACAAGTCAAAACGGAGCTGCACAGGCACAGAAAGGTGCTATAGAAAAAATGGCGGATTATATTGCGAATTTATACGAAAAAGGTCTTGTGACAGATGATCAAGTCTACTCACTTGATTATTACGCAAAAAAACTTCAAAACAGTTAAAGGAGCTTGAAATGGCAGTTAATAAAAAAAGACGAAGCAGAGCCTATGAGATAATGAAAGCATCTCCGCAGGAGAGAATGCACCTTAATGACGGGAGCGAAAAAAATCGAAGAACAACAGCATACGCTATTATGAATCAAAATACTAGAGATCAGAAGGCGGCTGAACAGGAACGGCTAAAAGCTTTAGCACAGCAAAGAGCGGAGAGGGAGCAGAAAAAGCAAAAGAATCTCAACGATTTTAGTAATTTGGCTTACAGGGCGGCAAATGCAGGTGCTAAGACAGTAGTTTATAAAAATTTTAATGATAAGCTTTCTGAAATGGCAATGGAGAATGCGTATAATTCAGAGTATCTGGATTCTGAGTCAAGTAACAGCAGCAATCCAATGCAGACAAATTCACACAATTCTTTTGCCAGAACAAATGATTTTTTCAAAAGTCCTTATTATTTAGAAGGCGAATACAAGGCAAAACAGGATTTGAAAAATTTAGGTATTGATGAAAATTCAGAAGCAGCAAAACAAGTAACGAAGATTTATGGAAATAATGCTATAGTTAAATCTCATCGAATGCAGGACCTTATGAATATGTCCGAGGACGAGCTTAAGGGCTTTACTCCAAACAGTAAAGAGGAAGCAGAGGCGTATTTACAAAGGGTACAAGAGATAAACAAGGAATATGCTATAGCACAGAGTAAAGGAACTGTTGATGAAAACGGTATGCCTAAAAGGGTGAACGAAAGCAATGTTGATATTGGTGGAAAAGATACAGAGCTTACAATGATGTCAATAGAAAATGCCTATAAATATGGAGTTGAACTTGACGATGGGCAGATAAAGGCTTACGAAGATTTAAAAGAAAGACAAGAAAACGAAAAATTCAGTATTTCTTCATCTAAAAACCTGATGAAAGAAGCTTTAGATACGGATTATGACAATTATACGGAGAGCTTCAAAGAAAAATCAGTAGGTGAAAAGCTTGATGATGCTTTTGCTGATGTCAACTCTGCTATAGGAGGATTAGGAGAGAGTGCGTGGAGCGCTATTACATCTTTTGCGGGGAGTGTTGCAAAACCGCTATATGAAGCGCTTAATTTTATAACCGTAGACACTTTCGGCACAGGTAAGTTTGCAGAGTGGGCTGAAGACGTAAGCAATTACGAAGAAAAGACGCATAATGATGCTTTGGAAGCTAACAAGGAAGTCTTTTCAGATGAGGCGGCAGAGTATGTAACGATGTTTGAGGAAGCAGCGGCGCAGGCGATTCCTAATGTTGCTATGGCTATCTTGACAGGCGGTGCAAGCGGGGCTGTTACGTCAGAAAGTTTAATGGCTAATGCTACTCGTAATATATCGGGAAGTACTTTGAAAAATACAGCTTTAACCGTTGTAGAAGGTATTAAGCAGTACATGAAAAATCCGATGTTTACCACTACTTTTATAAGCGAAGCAGGAGAAGCTTATGATGACGCTATAGAAAACGGATCAGACAAGGCAACGGCACTTTATAACGCCTTTACGGTAGGACTTCTTAACGGGCTTATAGAAATGGGAGGCGGTCTTGAAACAGGTGAAACAAATTTCTTAAAAGACGCTTTAGACGAGGGAATGGAAGAGATTTGGCAGGGTTCGGTTTCAAATCTCATGGCTAAAGCTACATATACTCCAGACATGCAATGGATCTCTACGGACGGAAGCGACGCTGTATTTAATGTAAAAGAGCTTTTGCTTTCGTTTTTAGGTGGCGTTGTAGGAGGAGCGGCAGGCGGAGGTATCGTTACAGGAATAAACAATGCGGTTAATCCGGTTACGACTTCTTTGCAAAACAGAGTTTACGGCGACACTCTAAAAACCGATACAAATACTCTTAGTCAATACGCTCAGATCGCTCTTGAAAATGGCAGCAAAAGAGATGTTAATACCGCTAATGAAATAATGCTTGCGATTCAAAACGGGACTCTTGACGAAGTTTCAAGTATCAAAGTCGGTAAGTTTGCTCAGAACGCAGCTAAGCTTTATCAGAATAAATACATAGCGGCTATTGCTCAAGATGAAGCAGGTACAAGTATCAAAGAAAGAACAAAGTCTGCGACTGAGATATATAACACTTTGCAAAACATTTACACAAATCCTGAGTTCATTCTCAACGACACTAGAGCCGTAATGATAAGAAGAAATAAAGTTGCGGCTGAATCTATTTCAAGATCGGCAGGACTTAACTCAACTATCAATGCCCAAACTCCCGTAAGCACGGTAAAGACAATAGCTCGAATGGTTTCAAACGGTGTAAGTGTCAATAACGGTCAAAGCGTAAATATCGACAGTACAGGTAGAATTTCAAACACCGCAGCGCCCGCACAAATTGACGTTAATGCTGCACAGCGTATTAAAAACGGCAACGGCTCGCTGTCAGATTATTTATCCGTAACGGGCAAAACTCTTGACGATTACAGAGATTCGTGGGGTGAAGTAAACGCTGATACTTTGCGCCGTGAAGCGCATGAGATCATTGACAATAACGGTATTTTAGCTGATGTTGATAATTCTGCATTGTCCGATATTTCAAACAGTCGGCGCATGCTTAATAACATTCAAAACGGCTCATCACAATCTCAAAATGGCGTGGAAATTGAAAACATTTCGGGAATGAGAAGCATTTCACCTCAAAATATAGTTGAAATCAAAGACGGAGATTTGACACTTGACAACGGAAGAACGGTATCCGCCGAAAACGCTCCATTTACCGATGATGCACAGGCTTTGTATACTGCAAGTGCGAGGTATAAGGACAATGCGGTGGCAACGGCTTTTATTAACGGCTATGACGGGTATGGCGGACTTGATGTTGAAACATACGCAAAAAACTTTGACGGAGTATATAACGTATATAAAGCACAGGGCGGCGTTAAGCTTACTGATGAGTTTAGAGATAAATCAACAGAAGCTTTTAAAAGTAGAATGGGAACTAAGGCGTATAATGCCGCAAAACAAGCGGGTATTAAAGCGAGAAAATCTAACGAGAGAAATATTGAGGGCAAAAAGAAAAGCTCTCAGAAAGCGACTGAGAACGGTTCTCGTTATAGCTTAAATCCGTACTCACAAAAGGAAAAAGATAACTGGAAAAACAGCAAAAAAATAATTGTTTATGAAAACCAAGAAATGTTTTCGGATTTTATAAACAACGCTTTACGAGATGGAAATTACCAAAAAACTATGTATTTTGGTAAGATTAATAAATCTCTTTCTGATAAGATTATGGCTTCAACAGGAATAAATCTTTTAAATTATAATATTACTTTGCGTGCTGATGAGGTTAGAAAAATAATTAAAAGTCACGGTAACGAGTCAATAGAAAACAAGAGAGGACAAAGAGCTATTACCAAGCAGGATTTATTGAACGTTCTTGAAATTATGAACAACTATGATGAAGCAATAGAAGATAAGGGTGGATATCAAGGACTCCGTGCAATAAATTTTGTAAAATACAGTCCTACTAAAACGACTGTTTTTGCTAAAATTAGGAATAAAAGTATTGATTTATCAATTCATACTATGTATTCAAGCAAAAAAAATAGTAACCTTGCTACTGTAGCAGATGAAAAATCCCCTGCCTCAACGTCCAAAACGAACAGTAGTACAGTTACTATTAACAGTATACCACAAAACAAAAATACTGTCAATGGTAGTATATTAGAAAAAATTTCTAAAAAAGGCGTTGTTACCGAGAGTTACAAAAAAGAATGGACGCTTTCGGCAAAAGAAAAGGTGACGGAGTCCGTCATTAAGCAAATCGCAAACGAGTACGCAAAGCGAGGCGTAAACGTCGATATTGTTTACGACGAAAACGGCAATAACGGACAATGGAATCCAAAGACAAATACTGTTACTGTAAATCTTGCGGCAAATAACCCTCTTGCAGCTTTTTTCCATGAAACCTCACACATGGTAAAGCAGTATTCGGGAGAGTACTGGAACGATATAAGCCTTATGTGCATTACATATCTTGCGGAAACTAAGAAAACAAGCATAAGTGAGCTTGCGGATATAAAGAAAAAGCTTTACCAAACTGAGAACGAGGAATTTGTAAACGAGGAGCTTGTAAGCGATGCTGTAAGTTTAATAGCACAGGATAAGCAGGCGGTAAGAAAGCTTTATAACTCTTTGATTGAAAATAATACTCCTAAAAGTCGTATTCAAAAAATCCTTGATAAGTTTAAAGAAGTACTTATGAGGTTAAGAACACATTTTATTAAACTGGGAAAAAGTTTCAATACAAACGTTGAGGCTGTAGGTATGTCCGAGATAAGCGGATTTTCAAGCTATGTCAACAAGTTGTCGGAAGGGCTTTCAACTGCAATAAATGAGCTTGAAACTTACGGTGAAGACGAAAAAGTTAAGTTTTCTGTAAGAGAAAGTGAAAAATATACTTTTGATACGGCTCATAATTCATTTACAGATTATAAAGCGGATACCAAAAATAACTTGAAGCTTAGAAACATTGAAATCGTTGATAATGAAAATCAACTTGAAAATATAATAAGTAACGCTTTAGATAATCGCCAGTCTAAAAACAATTATTGCTTAGGTGCAGTATCAGACGATTTATTGACAAAAATAAAAGGTGACATTGGTGAAAACATATTTAAAAACGGTCAATACAGCTTTATTATCTCAAGTGATGATATTAGGCATATACAAGAGCATTTTAAAGATACAAAAGATATTAAACAAGCGATTTTCAGATTGTGCGATACGGTAAATAATTATGATACGGTTAAACTGGACAAGCAAGGAAATCGGAATTTACTCGTTTTTGAAAAGTCATATAGTGATTACAATTATTTGTCTGTTGAGTTAGCTTCAAAGAAAAATCGTAGCATTGATTTAATAACATTTTATGTTACTTTGAACAATAAAAAAAGAGTTCTACTTAACTCCTCTGCCGAAAATAATACGGCTACCCGAGGAGAGTATAACTCTTCTAACAACAATATATCACAAAATGATACGATTGTCAATAACAGTATATCCGAAAACGGAGAGAATGATACAAAGTTTTCTCTTAAAGAAAACAATGATAATATATCCGAAAACTCAGAAAATAATACAAATAAGTTTTATACTATTGCATCGAACAGTAAATATGCAGGAGTTGGAGAGTATAATCATTTTTCGCTAAGCGTTGTTAAACGTTTAATCAAAGAAGGACAACGATTCAGAAAGGAATACGAGAGCTATACACAATTCGCATATAGTAACGAATATGATCAATATTCGTTACTCGAACATCAATTTGTAGACATCGGATTTGACAATCCCGATATTGATGCAAACTCTTTAACAGTTAAAAAATATTTACGGATAGGCGAACCCAAAGTAGAAAATTTAACCTACTTAAATAGCTATAATAATGCTGAAGATAAACGTGAGGATGGCGTATCAGTCATTACATCAGGTTGGTTGAAAAGTTTGAAATCTGTGTTTTTTGGCTCAAGCAATGAAAAATTAGCGTCAAGAGGAGTATATGAAATTGAAGGCATTGACTTAAACTTTCTAGGCGGAGATGATGAAGTTTTAATTTACCCGGTGAGTTGGGCAAAAAAAACCAATATTAAATCTCGAAAAAAACTTGAGGCTGCCGTAAAATATCTTGAGGAGAGTCAAAACTCAGAACAGGATACAAAGTTTTCTCTTAAAGAAGATACTACTAATTGGAAACCTATAACTCCTACGGCAGAAACTCAGAAAGTTTTGAACAGGCTTGCGAATAATGAACACGTTTCACTTGATACAATAAGAATGCTTAAAGAAATCAGAGAAGCGTACGCTCAACTTGGAGATTATGAGCCTACTGCCAATATCAATACACCATCTAGACAGGAATTAAGGCAAAAGATACAAGATGATGTGGAAAAGCTTGGAAGCGCAAGGCTTGACGAAAACGGGGAATGGGTGTATGATAATAATATAAGAAAAGAAAAACGCATTGATGTTGTTATCGGATTGCCTGCCGCAGGAAAGTCTTCCGTGCTTGCTGATCCGCTTTCAAATGTCTATGGCTCAAGAATTGTTGATTGCGATATTGTGAAAGAACTATTGCCTGAGTTTAACAACGGATACGGTTCTGATGCTGTTCACAAGGAAAGCAAGTTAATAAACGATAATATTCTTGATAGGGCAATGGAAAACGGCGAAAATATCGTGCTTCCGATTGTTGGAAGCGGATATAACAAGCTTGAGCAAAAACTGCAAAGCTATAAAGATAGAGGTTACAGCGTATATTTGCACTTAAACGAGCTTCCGATGAATAAGTCATTGGGAAGAATGTTAAATCGTTTTTTTGAGACAGGGCGTTTTTTAAACCCGTCGCTGCCTTATGAATACCAAGATAAACCAACAAAAGTATTTAACCGTATAATAGCAGAGAGAGGAGATTTAATTGATGGATACTCGCACTACTCAAACGATGTCAAACGAGGAGAAAAACCAATCTTCATTAAAGGAACAGAAAGAGTCGAAAAGGCTATTGACGCTGGAAGAAATGAGAGCGATCGACAAGAAAGTTTGGGAAGACCGCAAAGACGATTGACAGAAACGTCCGAAGCAGAAGCTTTAATAAAGAAGTACTCCTTAATGGAGGACGTGGATATAAAAGCTGCACAGGCTGCTATTAAAGCAAACCAAGAGCTTGAAAAGCAGGTAAAGCTTGCAGGTAAGTTGTTCAAAAAAGCAGGAACGGTACTTGACTATAAGAGTGTTCAGAAAATTTCTAACGAATTATTGAGAAAGTACCGTTTTAGCGGCGACACGGGTATGAGAAATTATATAACGGAAAAGCTTTATGCCTTTTATACCTACGCCACGAGCGAAGATGCAGACGACGGAAGTGCTTACGCTTATGCAAGAGAGATCGGAGAGGATATTGAGAAAGTAAACGGGGTTGATATTGAAAGCTCAGAGTTCGGAGAAGAAATGTCCGACATTATTGCTTTGGATATTTCCTCAAAATATACGGAAACGGCTATATTAAAGTCTCCCGAAGAGTATACCAAAGAAACCGACAGGCTTAGAGAAAGTCTTAGGCAGGAAAAGGCAAAGACAAACAAGAATGATGAAACTATTTTAAAACTTACAAGAGATTTAAAAACCGCTGTAAGTAATTTTCATTCTGCTGTAGAAACTAAACAAAAGTATAAAAGTGAAGTTTATGAGCTTAAAAGGAAGCTTGTACAAACGGAAAATAAGCTGGCTAAGCAAAAGCAGTCTTATGAGAAAAAGATAGCAAAGCTTAGGTCTAATAAGAGCAAGAAAAAAGCAAACGCAGTTGAACAATTGCGTCCGCCTCAAAAGAAATTCAGAAATTTAGAAACGATTCAGCTTGTCGCTGAGCATGGAGCTTATGAGCAGAATGAGGGAAGCAGCAGAGACATATTCGTACCAAAGAAGGACAAGCAGGGTAAAGTGATTTCAAAATCTGTCAAAACTGTTGTAGAAAGCGATTACGTTTCAGACAGCGCAGTATCGGCTATTAATCACGCTATGCTTGAGGGTGCAATGTCGCACGAAGTTAAAACAAACAAATCTGCACAGAAAGCAGCAGACAGAATATTTGAGCGGCAAGGCTATGAGGGAGCGTATAACGAGTTTGTAAGCCGAATAGAGCTTTCAAAGGAATTTGCAAACAATGGTCCTGATATGGTCGCTTTGGGTGCAAGGCTTTTGCAAGAAGCCAAAGAAAGAGGCGATGACACAGCAGCTGCTGATATTACAGCCAATCTTGCGGTATATGCGCTTTTGGGTGGAAGAGTGACGCAGTCATATAATATGATAAAAGCGTGCGGCGCAACCGGTCAGGCTCTTTTCTTTGAAAGATTTGTTAAAAACAGAAATATTGCTAATGAAAAAGAGTGGGCAAAAAAGTGGAGCGTTAATGCAAAAGAAAAATATCTGGGAAAGACGAGTGAATTTAAACCGCTTGTGCTGAATGAAGAGCTTATGAAAAAGCTCGTTGTAGCAACAGAGCAGGAGGATATTGACAACATCTCAACGGCAATAATGCTTGACATTGCTGATCAGGTGCCGTCTACAGCAGGAGAGAAAATACAAGCATGGAGATATTTTTCAATGCTTTTCAATCCTACGACACACATTAGAAATGTTACAGGAAATGCGGTATTTGCAACAGTAAGACAAGGTCAAAACGTCATTAAAACGGGACTTGAACAGGCACTCAACAAAGCTACAAAAGGCAAGGTAAAACTTACAACGTCAATAGCCGTAGGTAAGGAGTACAGAGATTTTGCAAAAAGTGACTGGAAAAAAAGTCAAAAAATAGCGATGATGTCGGGAAAGTTTAATCTTGAAAACTTTATCACGCAGAATAAAAAGCTGTATAAACACAAGATTTTTAACGCAACTATCGAAAAGGCAATAAAGTGGAATTCTAATATGCTTGAAAAAGAGGACGGCATTTTTATGAAACTCGCATATACTCAAGCACTTGGAAGATACTTGCAAGTCAATAACATTTCCCTTAAGGAAAATTCAAACGCAGAGCTTGAAGCTGAGAGGCAGAGGCAGTTAGCGGAAGCAAGAGCTAACGCATTTATGGAAGCGGAGACCGCAACATTCAGAAATGCAAATGCTATAGCTACAGCTCTTACGCAATTGTCAAACCAAAATGCAGCGTTTAATTTAATGGTTAATTCGATAATGCCGTTTAAGAAAACCCCTGCGAATATTTTTATTCAATCTATGCGTTATTCCCCGATAGGAATAGGCATGGGAATAAAACAAATCGTAAGGGACGGAGTAAAAGGACAAAAAACGGCAAATGAAATAATAGATACTTTTGCAAGTGGATTAACCGGCACGGGAATATTCCTTTTAGGTATGCTGCTTAGAAAGCTCGGAATACTTCAAGGTCTTTTCGGCGATGACGATATTTTAAACGACGAACAGGGATTACAGGAAAACTCAATTACTATATGTGGGTATACTTTTACAATTGATTGGTCTGCCCCTATGGTTGTTCCGTTGATGTAGGACGGATTTTGCGGACATTCAAAATAAAAAAGAATGTGGAGGTAACAG